AGATTAACGGAGGAAGTTGCAATACCGAGGAAGACTTTTATAAGGCATGCCGCGCAGCGTCTATCCTCGGTACCCTACAAGCTGGGTACACAGACTTTAAGTTCTTGTCTGACACATCAAAGAAAATCTTTGATCGTGAGGCATTGCTCGGAGTCTCGATTACAGGTTGGATGAACAATCCGGATATTCTTTTCAATGATAAAATTCTTGAAAAAGGAGCAAAGATTGTTAGAGATATTAATAAAAAAGTATCCGCCATTATTGGTATTAATCCTGCTGCTCGTACTACTTGCGTTAAGCCAAGTGGTAATGCATCGGTTCTTTTACAAACCGCTTCTGGAATCCATGCTGAGCACTCAGACATGTATATCAGAAATGTGCAGATGAATAAAGAGTCTGAAATTACTCAAGCCATTATTAAGGCTAATCCATATATGGTTGAAGAATCCGTATGGTCTGCTGGCGGAACTGATGTCGTAGTGTCGTTTCCAATTCTTCCAAAAGAAGGATCAATTTACAAGGATGAGCTCCTTGGTGTCAAGCACCTTGAACTCGTTAAGAAAGCTCAAAAACATTGGGTGAATGCTGGTACAAATGAAGAACTTTGTGCTGACAAAGGTATTCGTCATAACGTATCTAACACTATTATCGTTGATGATTGGGATGAAGTAGAAAAGTATGTGTTTGAAAATCGTCATTCATTTGCTGGTATTTCATTCCTTCCAATGTCTGGTGATAAAGACTATAACCAAGCACCAAACACAGCAGTGATTACCGCAAAACAAATGGTAAAGAAATATGACACTGCAGCTATCTTTGCATCTGGTATGGTGGTGGATGCATTGAAAGTCTTCCCTAATCTTTGGGATGCATGTTCGACTGCACAGGGTTGGGGCATGGATATTTCTCTTGAATCGGCAGAGAACGCAGCAAGACAAGATTGGGTTCGTCGTTTCAAGAACTTTGCAGAAAACTATTGTGGATCAAATGAGATCAAAGCAGAACATTGCTTAAAAGATTCTTATCTGTTACACAAGTGGAATAAAATCCAAGCAAACTTAAAGCCTATGCATTGGATCGAAGATCTGACAGAGAAGAAGTATACAGATGTAGATACACTTGGTGCTGCAGCATGTGCTGGTGGTGCTTGTGAAATCGACTTCTAATGTGCCTTCACCGTGTCTCAAAATTTGCATGATAGATAACGGTATATGCATCGGTTGCAATAGGACTCAAGACGAAATTCGTGAATGGTTCTATGCAACCGATGATCGCAAGAGAGAAATCCTCAAAAGGATCAAAAATGAAAGAATATAGAATTGAATGCGAAGAGTGCGAAACTACTACAGACGTTTTTGCATATAGCAAACCCGAATTCTGTCCATGCTGTGGGAGAAGAGCAGAAGTCGAATCGCGCAGACTTGATTTTGACGATCAGGAGTTATTACTTGAAGATGAATAAATATCTTCATGTGGTACTATGAAAACAAACAATATGATGAGACGCCAGAAGAATATCAAGGATTCGTCTACCAGATTACAGAGCAAGACACTGGTAAAAAATACATCGGAAAGAAAAACTTCTGGAAGCCAAAGACTCTCCCAATCACAAAAACACGAAAGCGTAGATCCAGAACTCGTGTTGAGTCCGATTGGAAAACTTATTTTGGCAGCAGCAAAGAAGTCCAGCTCCTCGTAGAGGAAAAGGGCCGGGATAATTATCATAGAGAAATCCTCCGACTTTGCAAGACAAAAGGAGAGATGTCATACTATGAAGCTAAGTTGCAGTTTCAGTATGACGTCTTGCTTTCTGACGAGTATTACAATGAGTTTATTGGTTGCAAAATTCACGCAAAACATGTAAAAAAGTAGTTTACTTTTATGAGAAAATAGTGTATAATATATCTAACAATTGAGGAGTATACACTATGTTTTCTATTGAGCTTGACATCGCATCTGATTGTCCCCATATTGAACTTCTTCGCGATACCAAAAAATATGGTATCTCAATTAAACTTGTCTCGGAATGTGGTCCTGGTGGCGGAAATCCAATCTATGAATTCTTCGGTCCATTTGCAAGTCTAATACAATTTTGCAATGATTATGATTTTCCTGAAGACTATACGATTAAGGGCGTTAAGATACTGAGCCATATTACAGAGGTTAGATAATGATTATCGTTGATTACTCTGGCATTTGCCTTGCCACTATTCTTATTACTAAAAACCTTGACGAAGGTATGATTCGTCATATGACTCTTAATTCATTGCGAATGTACAATAAAAAGTTTCGTGATGACTATGGTCAAATGATTCTTGCTTGTGATGGTGCTAACAACTGGCGTCGTAGTTACTTCCCTCAATACAAAGCAAATCGTCGTAAAGGCCGTGATGAGTCTACCTTTGATTGGAACGAAGCATTTCGTATTATGCATAAAATCAAAGATGAGATCCGTGAAAACTTTCCTTACAAAGTAATTCACCTTGAAGGCTGTGAGGCTGACGATGTTATTGGTACTCTGGTCGAGCAGACTCAAGAATTCGGTAACTATGAAGATGTTATGATTGTATCTTCCGACGGTGACTTCAAACAGCTGCAGCGGTATGACAATGTCAAGCAATTTTCTCCTATGCTCAAGAAGTTTGTGGTCGATGACAATCCACGTCTTAACCTACAAGAAAAAATTCTAAAGGGTGATACCGGTGATGGTGTACCAAATGTTCTATCAGATGATGATACTCTGGTCGATGGTCGTCGTCAAACACCACTGTCAAAGAAAAAGAAAGAAGCAATTATCGAAGATCTAGCTGAAGGTGAATTGCTATATGCTGCATCGTGGTATCGTAACTATCAGCGCAATGAAACTCTCATTGATCTCACAAAAACACCAAACGATCTCAAACAGAAAATTATAAATAGTTATAATGATGATCCTATTGGTGATAAGACAAAGGTGTTTCCATACCTTGTTGCTAACAGAATGAAGCAGTTGATTGAAAGTGTTCAGGAGTTTGTTTAATGAAACAATATGTACATGAAGTCTTGGAAGAAGTTGCCAAGAAGCGAAGTAAAGTAGATAAGATTAAAGTCCTTAAAGAAAATGAATCATGGGCTTTGAAAGATATTATTAAGGGTTCAATGGATACACGAATTCAATGGATTCTCCCAACCGGAGCTCCGCCATACACGGCGTCAGAAGCTCATAATCATCCAGCAAATCTCATGCGAGAAAACACAAAGTTTAAGTATTTCGCGAAAGGTGGACCCGGCGAACAACTGCCGGCCTTTAAGCGCGAAAATATTTTTATCGGTTTGATAGAAGCTGTGCATCCAAAAGACGCAGAGCTCGTTATTGCTATGATTAACAAAGAAACGCCCAAAGGTCTGACTAGGCCGTTGGTAAAGGAGGCTTTTCCCGGCTTAATCGACTGAGGGTAAACATCAACCCTTGGAGAAAAGTACACATGGTTTTAGCTCAGCTCGAAAGACTTAAGAAAGACGCAACCGAATTGGAAATCTACGCTAAGAAATTAGAGAAAAAAGGAAAGGTAGATCGAATGCAAAAAATTCTCAAAAAGCATGATTTCTTAAAACGTCGAATTGCTGAGGTTCAATATTCAACTTAAACGAAAATTTAGGAGTGTACATGCCCCTGCCGATTTGGTATAATAATATTATGATTATTCGGCAGGGGTATATTATATTATGAATATATTTGTATTAGATAATTGTCCAATCGTTTCTGCTATGTGGCAGTGCGACAAACACGTTCCAAAAATGATTGTGGAATCTGCGCAAATGCTATCAACTGCGCATCGCATGCTTGATGGCGCTATGGAAATGCGTCCGTCTAAATCTGGTAAGCGCATGGTTAAGTATTACAAGCTTAATGATAAGCGTGAAGATCTATTCTACAAAGCAGTACATCACGGTCATCCATGTACAGTATGGACTATGGAGTCTGCAGAAAACTATGAATGGCATTGGCTACACTTCTGGGCTCTTTGTGAAGAATATACATATCGTTATGGTAAAATTCATAAGACAGATCGTGAGTTGAAAGAAGCATTGAAGAAAGCTCCATACAATATTCCGGATATTCCACAGACAGATTTTAAACTGGCTATGAAATCTAATCCGGAATGCATTGCTCTCGGCGATCCAGTCAAAGCTTATCAAGCATTTTACCAAACAAAGCAACATCGCTTTCCTATGATATGGACAAAGCGAGAAAAACCGGAGTGGTTTCAGCATGCCGACTTACACGCTGCGTAGAGTTTCAACTGGAGAAGAATGGGACATCAATTGTTCCTTTCATGATCTAGCTCCTATCTTAGAAGATGATGATGTAATTAAAGTTCTATCAACACCGAAGATTGTAACTGGTGTCGGTAGCTTACAGAGTAAAGTTCCAGACGGATTCAAAGACAAACTTAACCAGATTAAAAAGGGATCTGGTAAAAATAATACGATTAAAACATGAGTGCACTTTGGTGGAGAATTAGATATATGTTTTCTGTGTCTTGGATATTAAGAGACACATGGATCCTTTATAGATTTAAATTTTATCTCGGCTTAGGATGGCATACATCTAGGCTAGTCAAAAAAAATAACTCGCCATATCAAACAGCATTGAATGAAATTACTAAATGGTATACTGAATGAAAACTGCTGCAGTTAGACAAGATGAACTATACGAGTACGAGCCATTAACAGAAAATCAAAAGAAAGCTTTTGACGCTTGGGATGATGGTGATAATCTAGCATTGGTTGGATCTGCCGGCACCGGTAAGACTTTCCTTGCTATGTATCTTGCGCTTGAAACTATTTCTGATAAGCAAATGCCAGAAGAAAAAATTGTACTCTTTCGATCAGTAGTGCCAACAAGAGATATGGGATACTTACCGGGCACCGTAGAAGAAAAGAAAGAAGTATTCGAAACACCGTACAAGAATATTATTGCAGAAATTATCGGTGGCGATCAGCCCTATAAGAGGTTACTGCATACTCATCAATTTGAATTTATGACTACATCTTTTATTCGTGGTCTGACTATCGATAATGCTGTCGTGATTGTAGATGAAATGCAGAATCTAAACTTCCATGAACTTGATTCTGTAATGACTCGTATAGGTAATAATTGTAGAGTAATTTTTTGCGGAGACTATCATCAATCAGATTTTAGGGAAGGATCTGAAAGAGATGGTGTAATGAAGTTTATGAGAGTTGTTGAGCAACTCAAAAATTTTAATGTAATTCAATTTGGATGGGATGATATCGTTAGATCAGACTTCTTAAGAGATTACATTATGACAAAAGAAATGTTAGGTATTAGGTAATGGAGTTTATTCATGAAACAATTGATCTCGGATATGATGATTTGGTTGCTGACACACGGCCAACAGGTAGGACTTACGTTGCTCCTGATGGTAGTCGGTTTCCTAGCATTACAACAGTATTAAGCATTATTAATGAAGATGCGATCGCTGCATGGAGGAAGCGAGTAGGGGAGGAAGAAGCAAACCGTGTTGGCTCTAGAGCCGCTAACCGTGGAACGCAGGTCCACTCTATCATTGAAAGGTATCTAAAAAATGAAGACACTACAGAATATCTCCCACACATTCGACAAAGCCTTGAAAACCTACGTCCTATTCTGGACGAGCGGATTGGAAAAATCTTTGGTCTTGAGACTCCTCTTTACAGTCATCACCTTGGTGTTGCTGGTCGATGCGATTGCGTTGCTGAGTTTGATGGTGTACCGTCTATTGTAGATTTTAAGACATCTAGACGACCTAAGACACACGATAAGATTCCAAATTATTTTGCTCAAATGTCAGGGTATGCCGTTATGTGGGAAGAACGTACCGGCATGCCCATTACTAATACTGTCATTATTATGGATGTAGATGATCATGAACCTCTAGTCTTTAAAGAACATAGAGACAACTACATTCAACTTCTTATCGACACGAAAAAAGAATACGACAGACGTAAACTTTTTTTCAATTAAGTGCATTTTTTAGTGTACATTTGCTCCAGAATAGTGTATAATATATCTATACAATGAAAGAGGAGCTAAATTATGAATACATTCGCAGTCTATCAAGTCAAGCTGGATCGCTTTATCAAAGATGGTAACTTCATCAGCGAAGATAAAGCAAAGCTTCACTTCGACATTTCACGTGGTAAAGTAACTAACAACGATTTCGTTCGTCATTATCAACCAGTTTGCACAATTGAAGCTAAAGATCTTGACGAAGTTTTTGAGATTGGTAATATCGGTCCTGAAGATCGCATCAGTCGCTACAACGATAGCAGGATGCATTCGATCTCAGTAGGTGATGTTATCAGCAACGTGTTTACCGGTAAACGGTATGTAGTAAAACCATTTGGATTTGAGGAGCTTTAATATGACTGTATATCTAGACATGGATGGTGTAATCGCCGATTTCTTCGGTGCATTCGCTAAAGCAAACAATGTCACACATTGGAAATCAATCAAACAAAAAGAGAAAGCATTAGCTGATCTAGTTGGTACCGATTGGTTCTATCGACTTCCTACCTTCGGATTTGAGTCGACAAGAATTGTTGATTTTGTAAAAGTAATTAGTGATGGTGATTGGGGTATTTGCTCCTCTCCTCTTCGTGGAGATCATAACAATTCAGCCTACTGGAAACGTCGTTGGCTTGAAGATAAAGGTTTCATGCCTGAAGTTGAAAATTGTATCTTCACTTCAAACAAACATAAGTATGCAGTCAATCGTTTGACTGGAAAACCTAACATTCTTATCGATGACAAAATTGATAATATCAAACGTTGGGAACAGGCTGGAGGTATCGGTATTCGCTTCCAGTGTGATAAAGATGACATTAACGAATACCTGTTTGTAGAACTGGAGAAAGAATTTGAAATCACTTACTGAATTACTCACACTTCGTAATGAGTTTGAAGAGCTCACCGCAGGTTATAGTATGCCTGACGGAAGTGATATAAATACACTAGAGTGGTTTATTGAAAACGGACACCGTTCCAATTCACTTCGTAATGGATTTGATGATGCAAAGAAATTAGCAATCACAATCGTTACGGAGCATAAGGAATGGCTGAAGACGAAAAGAAATCGGTAACCATCGATGCAGATGCAATCGAAGGTGCAGACACAAACGGTGATGGACACATCTCTAAAGAAGAGATGGAGATGCACCTTGAATTTAAACGGAAGGCATTAGAAGATCAGGATGCTCAGAGAGATGCTATTCGCAAGATGGCATGGTTCTCTCTTATTGGCTTATTAGTATATCCAATCGGGATCGCAGTAACTTCAATCTTAGGATTAGACACTGCTGCAGAACTTATCGCTGATATTGCACCTACATACTTTGCTTCTATTGCAGTATTAGTTTCAGCTTTCTTTGGAGCAGATGCACTGAAAAAGAAGTAATATATAATCTAAAGTGAGATTGTTATGAAAAGATTGATTTATCAAGTTTACGTTGGACGACGATCTAAGTTATATGATCATTGTGTTGAGTCAGTAGCTCAATATTGTAAAGAACACAATATCGATCACGTCGTCCAGCGAACTCCTATCCTACGGATTAAGCCCGATGTTTTCTCTACGAATCGCAGTAAAGAGTCGTATGAGAAGCACGGCGGCTTTCTTCCTATTTTTGAAAAAGAAAATGCATTTACATACTGGCCAAACTATGATCAAATTGCTATTGTAGATGCTGACATCTGGATTCGTCCAGGATCCCCAAACATCTTTAATGAGCTAACACCGGAGTATGACTTTGGTGGAGTGGTTGAGCGTGAGATGCCAATCACTGAACAGTATCGTCAAAAAATTCTTAACTATTCTCGTATGCAATATACTTCA